CTCCGTAGACGACCCGGAGGCGCTGTGTGGGTGGCTACAGGAAAACGGGTTCGAGGCGATAGAAAACGCCTCTCCCGACTCTATCTTAGCCGGACTACAGGTAGAGTATGTTTCCGTCGTAGACGAACCCGCGCAGGACTCCGAGTGGTTGTTAGCAAAGTCCGCGGACGCGGACGAGAACGACTGGACCCCCGGAGAGAACCAGCTCGGAGAGACGAGAGACGTAGTTCTCCTCAAAGAGGAGGACGAACTCTCCGACGACGAGGACCTGTCCGACGAGGACGGGTCCGACGACGCCCCCGCGGAGAGGAAAGTGTGGGCGGCGGTTCTCGTTCCGGGTGAGGCGGACGCCAACGGCGACTTAGTTCCGGAACCGGAGATAGAGTCCGCGGCACACTCCTATATGAAAAACTATAGGAAAGTAGACGCGGACCACTCCCTCTTTGAGGGAGAGGGGACTCCCGTAGAGTCCTATATCGTTCGGAACGGTCCCGACGAGTTCACGACCCCCGACGGGGAGACGAGATCCTACCCGGAGGGAACGTGGATAATGGGCGTCGAACTCGAAAAGGACGCGTGGAAACGCGTCCAGAACGGGGAACTCACAGGTTTCTCCATTTACGGAGGCGCGGCGTCCCTCGACCCGGACGCCCTCCTCACGGAAAAGCAAAGAAAGGCCCTCCGACGGGCGCGTAAATCCGCGACGGACGCGGACGGATCCCCCTCGGACGAACAGACGCCCGCCCCGCCCCGGGCTGAACTCGGAACGAGGCGGGTTTCCCTACGTATGGGAGACGAACGACAGGACCTACTCAAAGAGTTAGGCGCGGACGCTTTGGCGAACCTCGCGGAGGCTATCCGCGCCTACGTAGACGAGAACCCGAACTCTACCGTCGAGAACACAGCCCTTAGCGATATGTTCGCGTGGGCGGCGGACGCGGATCTCGACGCGCTGGACGACACAGTAGAGGTCGGTGGAGTCGAGATCCCTATTCGAGAGTCCGAGGACTCCGACTCCTCCGAGGAGGAGGAGGTCGAGGAGGAGTCCGACGAGGACGACGAGGACGAGGGAGACGACGAGGAACAGGCTAAGAACGACGACGACGGTCCAACTATGGACGACGACACTACCGAACTCCTCGGAGAGATCCGAGACACGACCGAAGGTATCGCTAAGTCCGTCGAGGAACACGGTTCTCGACTGGACGACCTCCGTTCCGACGTGGAGGAGGTTCAGAAAGAGGTCGGACTCCTCGACGGTGAGGAGGACGACGAGGCGGAGGAGACGAACGACGACGAGGCGGCTAAGACGGAGGACGAACCGGATCCGGTTCAGGAACTCCGGGCGGATATGGAGGAGGCGGGACTCCTCGAAAAGTCCGCGGACGACGACTCCGAGGAGGAGGTCGTCCGAAAGGGCGCTAAGTCCGGGACCTCCCCGGACGACGTGGAAAAGTCCAGCGGGTCGGGCGACGGTAAGGTTTCGACCTCGACGGAAGGTATCACCGCGGCGGGGAGGGTGGACTAATGTCCGCTGAACCACAGAACGGACTCCCGACGGAACGGAAGGTAGTCAAGTCGCGCCCGGCCTACTACAACAGTCCGACCGCGGCCCACCGTTCGGCGTTCGGGGACCTCCACGAAACGGTCCGAAAGGAAACGGGGAACCCGGACGCGGATAAGGTCCTCTACTCGGACCCCTACGGGTTCTCGACCCGTGGACCCGTCAAAAAGAACGCGGTCCACTACCCGTCCGCGCTGTTCTCCGGAGACGGTCTTACCGGAGACGGGTGGGACGAGATCTACAAGCGGTGGAACGGACTCCGCCCGGGTCAGGATATGACCCTGTGGGAGGCGAAACAGGAGGTAAAGAAGGCGATGGACACCTCCGCGTTCAGCCTCCCGATTTTCGTCTCCCCGGACGTTTACGTTTCGTCCGGACAGAACACGCCTCTCGCGGATATGATCCCGCGGGTGGCTGTTCAGGAGGAGACGGTCGAGGCGGACGAACAGACCGCGGTCGGGTCCGTCTCCGCGTTCGGTGAGACGGGTCCCTACCCGGAGTCCGACGACACCTACGCGAACCACTCCTACAGCGTGGTTCCCTACGGTCGAGAGTCCGAGGTAACGGACCTCGTTCAGTTGGCGGCGTCGAGTCTCCGTTCCACCCGTTCGACCACGGAGGAGGCTATGATGCGGGCTATGCGTCAGTACGAGGAGACGCAAATGATTCAGGGGACGAACGCGGACGGGTCCGGGTTCGAGGGGTTCGAGGACCTTATCTCGACTACCTCCCCGGATCTCACTACGGACCTCACGGGTTCGACCATTTCCGTAGACGACATCTACGACGCTATGGAAACCCTCGAACGACAGGGGGCGAACCTCGACTCCGTGGTTCACATCACGACCCACAGCGTCCTCACGGACCTGAAAAAGGAACTGGACGACTTTACGCGGTTCGAGTCGCCCGGGGACGAACTCGACTTCGGTTTCCGGAGTCTTATGGTGGACGGGACGCCCGTCCTCAAGTCCCACGGAGTGAACAACTCCGCCGGGTCCCGGGACCTGTGGAGTGTGGACCTCTCCGGGTGGTATATGGGTATGCTACAGGACGCTACCCTCCACCCTCTCGCAAAGACCGGACCGACCGAAACGTTCGCGGTGGACGCCTACGGGACCCTCGTCGGAGAGGGTATCAACCACCTCCACCGCGTCGAGAACGTCGCCTAAAGGGTAACGAGATATGGCTTTCAAAAAGATCTCGGACGCCCGGGCGGATCCCTCCGTTCCCGGATCGGGGCGGGTATGGGCTGGACAGGTCACGCTATCCAGCGGGACCTACACTCTCGACTACTCCGCGGACCTCCCCGGCGTAGACGGGGACCTCGACGCGGAACCCTACATTACGGCTACGGCGAAAGCCGCGCCGGACGACGCGGGCGTAGCGTCCGCGGGGACCTCACAGGCGTCTATCTCGGACGGATCCGGGAGCTCGACGGACACGGTGAACGTCCTCGTAGTCGAACAGTAGAGTTCCCGAACCCTCCCGTTTTCTTAAACGAGTTCCGTAGCCTACCTTTTAGAGGACTCCCCGGGGAGTAGCGTCTAAGAAATGGCTATCCCCTCGACCGTAGTAGACGAGGTTCCCTACGCCTCCCCGGACGACGTTCTGAAACACGTCCGGAACCGGGACGGGTTCTCCGACCCCGGGGAGTCGGAGGTTATCAGTATGTTACTCGACCGGACGGAGTTCGTGGACTCTCGGACTAACAAAGCGTGGAGGCGGCGGGAGGCGACACATACGCGCCCCGTGAAACTCTCTCACCTACAGAAACACTCTCGACACAGGCGGCGGAGTCGCTACTCCTCCGGGCGGCGTCTCCGAGATCCGACAAAGGTAGCGGACGCGTGGGCTATCGTTCAGTTACCCGCGCTGGACGTGGAGAGTATAACCGAACTCGTCCTCTACCGCGGACGGAACTACGACGACCTAACGAGTAGCGGTGGAGAGGCGTCCGAGTCGGTTCTCTCCGACGACGACTATATCATAGAACCCGACCGTGGGCGGCTAAAGATCCACATAAACGCGGTTACGGTCGGGAACGTCTCCGCCTACGGGAAAGCCCTCGTAGACGACGCTACCGCCCGGGTGAACTACCGCTACGGTCCGGACGAGAGTTCCGCGGCTACGGAGGTCCAGAACGGGAACGTCTCCGGGACCTCGAACCCCGCGACGACGACGGAGGGCGTTTCCTCGTCCGTCCCGGGGGACCTCCGGGACGCTGTGGGGAAACTCGTCGCCTCGGACATAGCCCGTATGGACTCTCTCGGAGATATGTTCCGGACCTCCTCGGAGGCGGATCTCGACCTCACGGACGCCGCGGACAGTCTCCGGTCGGACGCTATGGAGGCTATTCAGGAACACAGGAGGGCGGTTCCGTAATGGCTAACGTCTCTACGGATCTGAACGACGACGCCTTAGAGGAGATCCGTCGAGGGTTCGACGTAGAGGGCGCTTACGGCTATACCGCGGACCACGCCCCCTATGTCAATTGGGAGACGACCTACGCCGGGACCTCTCCTCCGTTCTCGCCTATCCGGGAGTGGGTTCACCGAAAGTGGAACGACCTCGACGCGGGTATGAAAGACGCCGCGGTATCGGATCCCTCGGAGGTCACTACCTCGGAGTGGAAAGACGCGGTAGCGTGGTTAGTCGTGAACGCTATCGCAAAGAACGGGACCGTCGCGGTCCGGTTTATGGAGAGGAGTATGGAGAAAGCAAAGGGGGCGCTGGACTCCATAGAGACGCCCTACGCGAACTCGGAGGACCCGTCCGCCCCGTTCAAGATAATGCGGGACTTTCTGGACTTTGCTTTCGGCGTTTCACAGGACATAGTAGCGGACGAGGCGACGGACACGGGCGGACTCCTACAGTCCGGCTACGTGGACGTTCAGGAATTGAACGGGGAAAACTCGTTCGAGAAAGAGGGTAAATAGAAATGGTAGATCCCGACCACGACACTACAGGAGTCATAGAAACGCTACTCTCGGACGCCGCGAACTACTCGAACGGGAAACCGGACGTGGTTCGCGTCCGTCGAGACGAGAAAAGCGTCCCTCCGGGGACGAACGAGTATATCCTGATAGCGGACACGTCCGAACACTTCGAGAATTGGAGAGGGGCGCGGACGACGCTGGACCACGGTTCCGCTGTGTTCGCGGAGGCGAAAGTAATAGACTCTCACGCCCGACGGGTCGAACTCAAAGACGACGTGGTTCAGATCCTCCGGGACGTTCGAGACGACACGGAGGCGTCCGCGAACGGGCTTTCTATCGGGTCGTGGGACACGGTGGACTACGAATATACGTTCCCGGACGAGGAGATATTCGACGTGTTCCCGATACAATTCACGTTTACGTTCCGCGCCTACTCCCGGACCGCGTAATCCCGTAGGCTATCCTTAAGGGTCCTCCGCGGGGAGAACGCTGTAACGTATGAGTATCAGCGGTTCCCCACAGAAAGGACACGACTCCCGGATCCTCGTCGGGCTACAGGACGAACAGCGGACGACCGTAACCCCGACGAGACACCTCGGAAAGATAGAGGAGGAGACGGAACACCCGGACCCGGAGGTTTCGTGGAACGAGGAGTTCCTAATCGGGACGGGTCGAGAAATGAACGCGAAAACGGAGGGTCAAAAGGTCTACGAGGGCGGGTCCTACCCGGTTATCGCATACGACGGCTACCCTCTCGCGGTCCTCCTCGGATCCGAGACGTTCACCGCGGACACGCCCTCCGCCGGGACGAACGAACACGTCCTTACCGCGGCGGGGGCGTCCGCGGGGTCCGCGACGCCGGTCCCTCCGTCCCTCACGGTCGAGGCTACTCACCTCGGACGGGGCGGGGCGTCCGACTTTGTACGGACGTTTAACACGGTCGTCCCGACCTCCGGGGAGATCTCGTTAGATAACGAGGGACGCCTCACTACGACGCTGGACACTATCGCTATCGGCGTCCAGAGGGGGAGTAGCCCGACCTCGGACCCGGGTATGCCGGACCGGAACCCGTGGCTGTTCTCGGATCTGTCCAGCGGGTTCACGTTCGACGGGACGACCGTCGCCCGGTTAGAGGAGTTCACTATCTCCATTAATCAGAACTCCTCCGCCCGACACTACATAGAGTCCACCCGCGCCCCGGACCCCTACGAGATCCTTTACGGGGGACAGGTCGGGTATGAGTTCACGGCTACGGTTACGGTCGTGGATAGCACTTTCTACGACGAACTACAGAACCCGACCGCGGGCGGCGTGGACGCGTCTATGAAGTTCTCGAAAGCGAACGGGGACGCTGTGGAGTTCTCCCTCACCGGGAATAACCTCACGGACGCCGGACACGCGACGCCCCGCGGGGAGGGGGCGGAGGACGACACTCTACAGGTAGAAATGAATATCGTTCCCGAAAGCCTCACCGTTACGTTCGAGGACTCCAGCTCGACACAGGGTTATCTCGCCTGAACGGTTCGGGGAACCACTTTTCGTTAGCGTCCGATATTTCTTTAGGCCCTCCCTACGGTTCTGTATAGTATGCCATTTCAGGAGACGCCGGAGGACGTAGAAACCGGGTCCTACTCGGACGCGACAGTAGACGAGACGGAGACGGTCGAGGAGTGGATCCGCCTCACCGTCGAGGACTCCGAGACGGGCGAACGGAAAGAAAAGGCGTTCGGGTTCGTTCTAATCCCGGCGGAAAACGTTAGCTGGCCTAAGAAACAGCGGATCGTTCAGTCCGTCGCGGCGGAGAGTAAGGGAGGGTTCGACTTTGTGGACTACTACTCCCGTATGTTCGACTATCAGGTTCAGGAGACGAGTTTCCTCCCGGACCATAAGACGGTGAAAGAGTGGGCGACGGAAAACGCCTCGAAAGATCTCCTCTCAAAGTTGGAGGAACACGTCCCCGACCCTATGGATATGGGAGAGGAGGGTATCACGGAGGGCGTCCTCGACGTTCTCGAAACCTACGCGGAGTCGGACGCGGGTTCGTGGGACGCGGACGTGGAACATTTCCGGGCGTGGCTTAAGGAACAGTCCGGCGTAGCGGAGGGCGACGAGGGAAAGTTAGAAGGATAGTCCGGGGGAAAGAGGTCGAGGATCCCCGGGCTATCCCGTGGAGTCGGGAGTTCGTGGAACTCCTCCTCCTGAAAGAGGGCGTCCCGCTGGACGCGGTAGCCCCGACGAGTGAGGTCCATACCGTCGAGGAGGAGAGACACGACACAGCGGCGTCTCTCGCCCGCCTGTCGCCCACGACAGTCCGGGCTATGTCCGTAGGTACAATCACCCTCGGAGTTATCGCCCTCGTAGAGACGGGGCTGTGGACGCCTCTCGCGGTAGCCGTAGCCGCGGCGGTCGGGATAGAACAGATCCGGGACCTCGACGCCCCCGACTCCGTAACTAAGACTCATAAGGTAACGAGAGGAGGTCTACCTGAACAGAAACTAATGCGCTACCTCGTTATGTCGAACGAACTTCAAAAGATGGAAACGGAGGAACGGGAAAAGGCCCGTAAGAAAGCGGAGGGGCGACAGAACGCCCGTTCCGCTATGTCCGGGAGGCGGTTCTAATGGTAAAACTCGGGGAGGTCTTTTGGGTAGCGTCCGTTAAGGGAGGCGACGACGCGGCGGACACAGCCTCCGGTCTACAGGATAACTTAGAGGGAGTCGCGGAGTCCGCGGTCGGGGCGGCGTCCGCACAGAACGACTACGGGGGACAGGTCGAGGAAAACACGAAACGGACGGAGGAGGCGAACCGCTGGACCTCGAAACTCGACTCCTCGACCGGACTCCTCGGATCCGCGCTGTTCTTTGCGGCGGATATGTTCGGCGTCGCGGGAGTCGCTACCACCCTCTACGAGGGCGCGTTAGCCTTAGCGACGAGGGGGACCGCCCTCCTCACCGGGTCGAGTATCACCCTCTCCGGGGCTTTGGGAACCGTCTCCGGGGCGGCTACGACCGCGTGGGCGGCTATCGCCGGACCCGCGGGGTTAGCGGCGGGGCTGTTCTTAGCCGTAGTCGGGGTCGGACTCCTCGGATCTGAACTCCTCGGACTCACGGACGTAACCCCGGTCGTCCAGTCCGAAACCGATACTATGACCTCGACGTTCGCGGATCTCGCGTTTCTCGTCGGGGGTCCTCTCGTCGGGTATATGTCCGCGGCGTTCTCCGCGCTTACCGGGGACTGGACCGCGGCTAAAAACAAGTTCGTGAATACGTCCGTCGAGTGGGCGAAAGCGGCTACCCGGTTCACGTCGAAAGCCATACTCGGATTTCAGGCGTTCGGGATAGCCGTAAAGACCGGGATAGGGGCGGCGGTCGAGGCGGCGGACTACGTATGGAGGGCGGGATGGAACGGGATCCTCACGTTCTCACAGGGGATAGTGAAC